TTGGTCAGGATTACTCTATTATAAATATATTTAGAGTATCTGAGAAACCAAAGGAATTAATAGAAACACAGAAAAATAATTATAAATCTGTTGTAGACTTCTTTAGATTGGAGCAAATTGGTATTTATAGAAATAATTATATTTCTGTTAAGCAACTAGCAGAGTTACTTTATATGATAGTATTTGAATACTTGAATCCTGATAACTGTAAAGTAGTTGTCGAGTTAAATAACTATGGTAATACTTTATTTGCTGAGTTACCTCACGTCTTTGACGGTAATAATAACTATGGTTCTTCTGTATTTGTTAGATATAAACATAGAGCCGATGCTACTGAGGAAAAAGTAGGATTAAAAGTAGGTGAGAATAAGAATATGATGGTTAAAGATTATCAAGAACTTATGCAAAGTAAAGGTTTTTTGATAAACAATGAAGATAATATTAGAGAAATTACAACATTTGTTAAACATACAACTTCGGCTGGTAATACTAGATATGCCGCAGATGTTGGACATGATGATACTGTAATGACTATTGTGAATGCCACGACGGTATTTGGTAGACATGACTTTACCGAAATGGTTGAAGAGTGGTCTAGTAAGTTTGTTGATAAGGAATTTATGTCTTATGTTAATGAATCCTTAAAAAATATGGACTATGTTGAGGGAGTTGACTATGGTCAAGTTCTAAAGATAAGAAAACAAAAAATGAACAGATTCAAAGATAATAGTGGATTTGGAAGTGGTACTAACTGGTTTGGTAAATAAAAAAAGACACATTTCTGTGTCTTTTCTATTAGTCGTTAGACTCCATTGTCGCACTTAAACCAGCACTTCTCAATTTATCTTTCATAGTTGAGATAGTTTCAATATCTCCGTATTTTACATCACACTTTCCATTGTAATGTATAATATGAGCGCATTGTGTGGCTTGTTCAGTTTCATGTTTACATATCTTCATTAAACAAGTAATAACCCAATCAAATGTGTTGTAATCATCGTTGTGAAGAATTAATTTATAAGGTTTTGATAAAATTTCTTCTATCTTAGAATCGGTTTTCTTTTTAGTAATTGTTGCCATAGAGTATTATATATTATTTTAGAAAATAGTTTCTTTCTTGTTAACAACATCAACAACAGTAACCTGTACATGATGTTCTTCAGCCCATTCTTCAAATTTAATTAAATGTTCGTGTCTATCATCATACATAACAAACTCATGAACACCAAGTTCTTCAATTTTTTCTTCAAACAATTTAGTTTTGAAGTTGTAAGTGTCACCACCCCAGTTCAAGTGAACTTCATCAAATGAAATATTATGTTGATTTAGTATAGTTTGTATATGCTCGGTCATACCTTCTTTTTTTCTAAGGCGACCAGTTGCCAAAATAACATAGTTATCTGGATCAGATACTGCTTCTAAGTATCTTTTATAAACCCATTGATTTAATGGAATATGAAATATTTCTGGATCAATACTTTCTGGACGACCCCACCAGCCACTGTAGGGCCAATCTGTTCCTGTTTTTTCTTTCCAAATTTGTTCTCCTTGTTCTGGCTTTGGTGTGTGGAATAATGTATCGTCGAAGTCGAATGATATTAATCTTTTGTAGCTCATATTTTAGTTTCTTGCTTTTAAATTATTTACAAATATATATAAATTTTCTCAAAATTAAAAGGTCAGATATATAAAATAATATATAATTCCAAAAATAAGACACTTTTATGAAATTAGATATTAAGTCAATTTTGATATTAGTATTACTTGGATTGACACTATTGTTTGGCTTTAAGTGGTTTTTCTCAGGTGATAAAGCATCAAAAGAAAGAGTTAAACAACTAGAACGAGAATTCAAAGAATTAGAATCTCAAAAAAAATTAGTAGACATTGAAATCAATTCTTGGAGAGCTAAATCAGATAGTCTTAGAAAGTTAGATGTTAAATTGCAAGCTGAGTTGGCTAAACAAGAAGCTCAAACTAGAAAGGCTGAGGAAGAAGCTAATAAGTCAAAGGCTAATTTAGATAAATTAAAGAAAGACATTGCTGAGACTCAACACAAAATTGAAGAATTCAAAAATAATCCACCTAATAGAACAGGTGACGCACTTTTAGAGTCGCTAAAAAATAAAACTAAACATTAATATGAAAAAGTTTTTATCACTTATAGTTGGTTTGGTATTGAGTTTAAGTGCTTACTCACAATATTCACAGCCTAAAATAGAATATCCAAGATACGAAACAGACTCTTTGGGTCAACAAGTTTTGGTTATGACTATCGAACAAGCACAAAGTCTTGATAATGGAACAGACTTATTAGTTCTTCTACAGAAATTAAATACTCAAATGGGTGACTATGATTCTGTTTGTGTTAAAGTTATCAATGATAAAGAACAAGTAATCGCTTCTCAAAAAATGGAGATTAAGAAATTAAAAGAATCATTAGTTAATAAAGATGAACAAATTAAAGCTCTACAAGGTGAAATTGCTTCTTATCTTAAAAAGATTCTTATTCTTGAAGGTGAAGTTGCTAATAGACAGAAAGTTATTGATGAGAAGAATTTACAAATAAGAGGTTTGAAAACTAAAATGATTTTTGGTGGTATCGGTGGAGGTGTTGCTATTATTGGTTTAATACTAGGATTGGTAGTATTACATTAATGATAAAAAATGAGTTTTTAAGTTTAATATATAATCTATAAAAAATATTCAAATACAAATGAAGCATATTAGAACATATGAAAATTATCGTGTTAAGAAGAACAGAGAAGAAATCATCAAAGAATCTGTTTTACAAGTAAACGATATTTACAAAGTAAAGACTATGATTGATATTCCTCAATCTTTAATCAATGCTTATGTGAAAAAAGTAAAAGATACTACAGGTAAAAACCTACGCACGTTCTTTGGTGATGTTGATATTGCTGAAGAAATTGTAAAGTTTATTAATATGGATAACCTAGATGTTGAAAAAATCCCTGGTGGTGCTTTAATGGGTGGTGGTCAATCACAAACTCAAACACAAACTCAGGCTCAACCTCAAGTTCAAGTAGAAGCTCAACCTCAAGCTCAGGCTCAAACACAAGAGGCTCCTCAAACTCAGGCTCAACCAGCTCAAACTGAAGAGGCTCCTGAAGGACAAGCTCAGCCAGCTCAAGGTGAATTTGAAGAACCTCAAGCTAAAGGACAAGAAGCTCAAGAAGGACAAGCACAAGCTCAACCGGCACAAGGACAAGAAGCTCAAGAAGGACAAGGACAGGCTCAACCAGCTCAAGGACAAACTCAAGAAGAAGAAGAAAAAGAAGAAGGTCAAGAAGAAAAAGAAGAAGGTGAAGAAGAATTACCTCTTTAATCTATAGAATATTCAAAGAATTAAAACCCATCAAGAAATTGATGGGTTTTTTATTTAATATATAGTATATCAAAATATAAATACACAATGAAATACTTAAAATTGTTTGAAGACTTTGAAGAAGCAGACATTCCACACGGTGGTGAGTTTAATTATGGTAAATTATCACAAGAGGATGTTGCTAAAGTTAAATCTTTTATAGAAGACTTGAAAATATACACAAAAGAACATAATGTTGATTTGATTTTATCTCCTAAAAGTGGAATTCAGTTCTCGGAAGATGGTATAACTTGTAATGGTTATTTTGATGGTGAGAATCCAACTCTAGCTTGTGCTTTAGGTAAAGATGTTTCTCAATGGTTAATAATATTACTACATGAATCTTGTCATATGGACCAATGGATTGAACAGGTACCTGCTTGGACAGAGAATGAGTCTGGTATGGAAAACATTAGTGAGTGGTTAGCCGGTGATGATAATGTTGATATGTCTTTAATTGATAAAGAAATAAGATTATCTATGGATTGTGAAATAGATTGTGAAAGAAGAACTGTTGAAAAAATTAAAAAGTATGGCTTAGATTCAATTATAAATATTGATGAATACATTCAAAAGTCAAATGCTTATGTTCTTTTCTATTTATGGATGAGAAAAAATAGAAGTTGGTATAAAATAGGTAAAGAGCCTTATAACCAATCTCAAGTAGTTAGTGTAATGCCAAAGACATTTGATATAGATTATACAATCTTAGATCCTAAGATTGAAAAAGCATATGATACTTATTTATAATGAGATACTTAAAAACATTTGAAAGTCACAGTAACGGAACATTAATTATAGTTGATGTTCAAAAGTCATTCAAGAAATATTTCTCTGAGATGTATTTGAATGAATTGAAGAAATATTGTAATAACTTTCAAAGTGTGTATCAAGTTTGGGATAACCATGTGGATGGTAAAAATGTAGATAAAGATTATTTATATGATGAAACTCCTGAGATTCCTATTCATAAAGACCTTTATCATTTTACTAATCAAAAAGAACTTATTGAGAAAAGATACAATTATAAAGTAGATGCTGGTTTCTATAAGAAGATATTGGATAAAGAGATTTATAATGAAATTTCTGATAAAGAAGATAAAAAACTATTAAAGAAAGGTGATATCTTCAATACCAAAGAAGGTACTATCATAACTTATATAAACAACAATCACGTTTGGTTTCATTGTCCTATAAAACTGTATGAATTATTAAAATCACTAAATGGTAAAGAAGTTACTATTGTTGGTGGTGCTGATTCAGAGTGTCTTGAAGATATTGTAACAACTGCTGAAAGTTTAGGAGTTAAAATTAAAAGAGATTATAAGTATATTTATACTGCTAATAGTTGTCCAATTTAATACTTATCCTATGTTTGCGTAAACATCATAGTCTGCTACCTGAAAGTAAACTTCCATCCATTCTTGGTATCTTTCAGGATCATCATAAAATGAAACCTTTAGTGTATAAGTTATTGATTCTAATTCATTTATATAATCTGATATTTGACCTCTTAGTTCACCTTCAATTGTTTCAGCTGAAAGTTTTGTTTCGTGTAAATATCTTGGTAAATCACCACCAAAATTAGGCTCACAGAATAATTCACCTTTATTGGTAAATAAAATCATTTCCCATTTTTGTATTATTACTCTAATAACATCATCTTCAATGATTTGAGTATCATTAAATCTTGGATGTCCTGGGTATTCAATATAGAAGTCCGAAAAGTCAAAAGCCATAACATATATATTAATATATTATGGCTCTTTTGTTATAATAGTATATCTCTGAACTTACCAATTATTGTTAGACCTAGAACTATAGGGTCTGTATTGGTTTCTAACTTAGAAGAGTAGTCTGATATTATGAAATTGCATTCAAATAATTTATCTATATTTTTACTTTCTGATATAGACCAATCAATAAATGGTTTTCCTAAAAGTCTAATCATCACATCAATCTTTTCGGCACCGAAGTTGGTCATTAAGAAGTGATAGATTTTCTCATAGTCTAAAGACTTATCATAGATACAAGAATATAAATCTAACTTTACTTTATTAGACACATTAGATGTATTCTCTCCTAAACTACCAGTTTCTAAATAGTTTTGAACTTCAACCATTATAGACCTAAAGTCTGGAAACTTCTTAGTAATAATAGAAGCTAAGTCTTCTTTAGGAATCTCTTTGCCTTCCTTTGGTAGAATTACATTATTAATTCTTTTATAAACTTCTTGTTTAAGATATTTTTCTTCTTCAAGTCCTTGACAATCAAAGTTTATTTGAGGAATTCTAGATTTAATACCATCGGAAATCTTATTTAAGTGATTGGTTGTGATAATGAATCTAACATTCTTATTATACTTTTCAATAAATGCTTTGAAGGCATCTTGAAACTGAGCGGACACTCTTTCAAATTCATCTAAGAATATGTATTTAATGTCAGAGTCAGTTTCCATCATTGGAGTGAATTTACAAAAATCCTCAATCTCACTTCTTAACACATCAATAGATGTATATAAAGAAGAGTTCAGTTCTAAGTAAGGTTTATCTTTTGTATATTTTCCAATAAGTATTCTGGCTAAACTGGTTTTTCCTGTACCAAAGTGACCGTAAAATATAAAGTTTTGGTTGACACCAAGTTCAAAATGTTTTCTGATTCTAGGTAAAAGAATAACATCCTCCATAGTCTTTGGACGCCACTTTTCCCATAATAGTAATGATTTAACAGACATATTTATTCAATTAGTTAATAGTATATAATCTCATTAAGAGAAAGTTTATATTTAATATATATGTCTATGATAGGAGAAAGATTTAATTTTGAAGACGTATTTTTTAGAGATCTAACAGTTTGTGTTCTAGATACTTTAGAAGGTCAAATCAAGTGGATTAATAGATTCACTAGTGGTGATGTTTATGTTCAGGTTCCTTTTTACTATTCACTTACAGGTGATGAAAGATTTCTATTAGATTCGTTTACTGATGATATAGTTTCTGAAAATAGATTTGTTGAATTGAACACTGATATGATACCAAGAGGTCATTTAACTATGACGGGTTTCAATATTAAATCTGATGAATTTGCTAATCCTAATGTTTGGTTAAGAATGGTTGTTGAGAATGAAGTAGAGATTAGAAAAGTAATCGCTAAAGTTAGAGCGGTTCCTATTACAGTGAACTATGATTTAGAAATACTATTAAGTTCTGAGATTGATACATTCAAATGTTCTCAAGCTATTATGGACACTCTTTGGTTATATAAGTTTATGTACTTTGAGTATAACTTTATGAACATAGATGCTGTTATTTTAATGCCTGATACAAATCAAATTGAAATGTCAAGAGAGAAAAACCTAACATCTGATAATAACATTAAGATGAAAGTTTCTTTTACAGTTGAGACCTACTATCCAGCATTTAGAAGTGATAGAGTTAATGGTAAAGGATATCCACAATCATATGGTTCTGGTATGTCGGGTACTGGTGATTTAAATGGCTTTGCGTTCAATGGCGGTATTTCTGATTATTTTCAACAACCTGGTTTTCAATCCGGTGAAAGAGGTCAATCTGGTAATGGATCTGGTAACTTAAATGTTCCACCAGTCACACCATATGGACAAACTGGAAGTTTTTATAATACTCAAACTGCTTCACCTAGTGATAGTTATGGCTCATTTACAAATTCGGATTACTTGATTGTATCACCTAAGAGATCTAGATGGTTCAATAATATACTTAGAGCAAGAGAAAAGGCATCAGGTAATATAATAAATCCAAATGGTTCTCAAGGACCAGCAGACGCATCAAATCCTTAATAATAATAAATTTTATAAAATGGTAAAAAATGACTTTTTATCTATAATATATAGAGTATATAAAAAAAAATATTTTAAAATATGAAGAATCTTAAACTTGAGTTATTTAACTTCAAAAAGGACCTTACTCTTGACCAGGAGGAAGTTTCTGTGATAGTTGAGGGGCATATGAACGCTTGTAATCAGTTATCTGAGAAGCAAATTATCGTTTCTCTTAACGAAAGACTTAAACCATACACTTATGACAAAAGCGTTAAATCTCTATTAGAGAATCTTAATGACGATATGAAGAATTATGAGCTATTATATGAGTTAAAAAATTTATACAATGTTCTTAACACTAAAAATCAAGGTGAACTTTACAGACAACCATTAAATGTTGTTCTTCAAACTATTAACTTAGAAACTGACCAAGATAGAATGTCTAAGATTCTTAACGAATTGGCAATTTATGACTGGGTTCCTGAAGTTAAACTATTCGTTCATAATTTAACAAAATCACCTGAACAAAGAACAAATCTTTTAAGTGGTGGTAAAGGTGAATCTACATTCACTATTGTTGAACAAGTTGAAGATGGTCATATTTCTTTAGTTAGAGATTCTTGGTTTTTATTATCTGAAAATACAATTGAAAAAACATTATTAGAAAATCATGTTAAAGATGAGGAAACTCTTAGATCTTTAAGAATGTTGGAAACGGCAATGAAATATGCTCAAGTATCTGAAGATAGAGTTAACTTCAGAATTTCTGAATACTTAACAATCGGTTTAGCAGTTGGTAAAAAATCTGGTCTATTTATCAACGATGACGAAATGAACGAAGAAACTACATTAGAGTCTTTATTCTCTTCTCCGATTATCCCAATCGTTAATAAGAATTTTTATCCTATCTTATTAGAAGTTTCTAAAAACTTAGATAAATTCGTAGAATTAGATGTTGTTAAAAGAGTTAACAACTTAATTAATCCTTACTTAGAAATATTTGCTTTCAATTACAAAAACAATACTTTTGTTTACAGATGTGATGAAAGATATGGTAACTCATTCTTCAAATACGAATCTGCTTTAGAATTAGTAAATGAAGTAAGAAACGAATTAAACTATGATTTAACTTATTTCTTTGAAAATAAATTAGATAAAGAATTAATCGTTAAGAGAAAATTAGAAGACAAAGAAAGAGAAATCACTTTGAAACTAGAAGACGTTAATTTTAACATCTCTAAAGTTAAAGGTTCTATCCAAATGATTGGTGAATCAGAAGTTTTAACTACAGCTCTTAAAAACTTACAAAAGAGAAAAGAAAATTTAGATACTGAGTTGTTAGCAACTAAAGAACTTCAATATAACGAAAGAATTAAACTTTAATACTAAATATTAATAAAATCCTCAAAGAAATTTGAGGATTTTTTTATTTTAAATTAAACTTACATGTTACATGAATATATAACATGAAAGGTCTCTAAATCTAGAGCCTTAAAAAATAAGTACCAATGAATGTACCTAAACAACAAAGACTTATACATTGAAGTAATCGTATCAAAAGCACGAGGTAAACTTACAAGAAACGCAGAGAAAATGTTAGAATTACTTGCGAAAAAAACAATCAAGAAAATGAGATATTGGTCTAATGATGATAAGTTAGACTGTTACCAATCAGGACTATTAGATATGTTCCAAAACTGGTATAATTTTAACGAAGATAAATCTGTTAATGCGTTTGCATACTTTACAGAAGTCTTCAAAAGAGGAATCGCCAAAGGTTATAATGAACTTTACAAGAAAAAAGGTGATAATGAACACTTAATCAAGTTAATCTCAATCGAAGGTTCAAACGATGGACAAGGATTACACTCACTTTAATCTAAAAACATTTGATATAGTAATGGAACCTGCATTTGGTGTGGGTTCTATACCTATAACTATATTTTCTTCTAGACAGAAAAGAAGAAAGGAAAAAATTCAAAACATCTTTAAAATAAAAAAACCTCTCATTTGAGAGGTTTTTCTTTTTATCATTTATATTACGCTTCAGTTTCAACTTCAGAATAAACAGTTTCTAACATTCTATCAGATACTAAATAAGGATTACAGTTTGATGCTGGTCTTCTATCTTCAAAATATCCTTTTCCTTCAATGATTGCTTGAGCAGGAATTCTAATAGAAGTATCTCTTGTAGAGAATCCATAACTAAACTCATTGATACTTGAAGTTTCGTGAGCACCAGTAAGTCTTTCACTGTTATGTAAACCATAAACAGCAATATGTTCTTTTTGGTTTCTATCTAATTTCTCCATAGTTTCTTTGATAATTTCTAAACCACCTTCTTCTCTCATTTCTTTAGTAGAGAAATTAACGTGACAGCCAGTTCCGTTCCAATCACCTTTTAGGGGTTTAGGATGTAAAGAAACTTTTACATTATGTTTTTCAGCAACTCTTTGTAACAAGTATCTAGAAATCCATAATTGGTCAGAACCTTCTAAGGCAGTAACTGGACCAATTTGATATTCCCATTGTCCTAAAAGAACTTCAGCGTTGATTCCTGAGATATCTAAACCAATCTCCATACAGATATTCATATGTTCTTCAACAATATCTCTACCAACTACGTTGTCTGAACCAATACCACAGTAATAATCACCTTGAGGTCTAGGTGTTTTACTAGGATCTAAAGTAAAACCTAAAGGAATACCTTCACCTGAACCAAATGGAATCATTGGTTTGTGTGTTAGAGTATATTCTTGTTCCCAACCGAACCAAGGAAGTTCTGATTTTTCACCACTAGCGATGTTTAACTCTTCAACTCTCTCAGCTAATTTTCTTCTACTGTTTGTTTCGTGTGGTGTGCTGTCTGGGTTAAGAACTTCACATAAAACTAATTTATTACCTTCTCCTCTAAAAGGATCAGTTGTTACAAAAACAGGTTTTAATAGACAATCTGTGTTTTTACCTTTACCTGCATCAGCCTGTAATGTTGAGCTTCCATCAAAAGACCATACTGGATAATCTGTTGGATTCATTGAATCAATCGCTTCAGTGATTTTAGTTTTACTTCTAAGTTGTTGAGGGTTAGAACCATCAAGCCAAATGTACTCTAATTTTATATTCATAAATGATTTGTTTTTTTTATTTTATGTTTTTTACTAAACTTTGTTTAATACTAATTGTAAAATACTTATTAAAAATTTTACAGATGAATAAAGTAGTTTTGCAACTTTGGGAAGAGTCTAATACTAAAGAAGGTTTTCTTAGTGATGGATGTTCATTGCATATTGATTTACAAGAAAGAAATAAGTATATTTCTTCTGTTTATGGTGAAAGAGATTTTGATAATGTGCCTAATCAATATGATAGAATCGTAGGTGATGATGTTGAGGTTTTTGTAGATGATAAAATCTACAATCTTATTATTTTGGAAAAATCAGTTAAGCTAAATGAAGCAGCTTTCCAAAATTTATTAAAATTTGAAGAAATAATTTTTAATACCGCTACTATATGATAACATTATTTTACTCATTGACAATTCTTTTTTTCTGGATGGAAATATATTATGTCTATAATAAACCTAATCTAGATACACTTATTAAAAATAAAGATGTTCAAGGTACTTCAATGAAGGATATACTTTATTATTTCTCTAGATTATTATTTTATGTTTGGTTAGTTGTTGGCTGTTGGTCTTCTCAATCGGATTTATTTATCTTTTTAACATCTTTACATTTACTTAGATTTCCTTTCTATCATTTAAGTAGAAGACTTTATATTATATGGAATAATATTTTACCAAGTATATCTTTTATCTTTATGATAATTATACTTGTTTATAAAATTAAAGGTTAAACTTCTTTAGATGTTGTTCAGTTATGATAATGAATTCATAACCTTTCTTATTACACCAGTTAATCATAGTTTCCCATTTGTTCTTATTCTTATAAGCCATTTTAAGATCGTATTCAAAGTTTTTTAACTTCTTCATTCCTGTCTCCGGTACGACCAGATTGCCTTCATTTAAGTCTTGAACCATCTTATACTCTTTGAACGGTTTAACCTCTACAACGACTTGTTTGAGTACTCCTTCAGAGTTTCTCATCTCATAGTAGAAGTCTGGATAATAACAATGTTCTTTTACTTTAGTATCACCATTATCAAAGTGAGTCATCTGATAAGGTATTCTCATACACTCAGCTCCCCACTTAGTAATAGTTTTATTATTATCTAACCAAGTCATTATCTTCTTTTCCCAAGAACTTCTATAATAAACACCACCTTGAGTATTTAACTTAATTACTTTGTCTTTATATTTTGGTATATAGTTACCTTGATTGTAGTTAGCGTTATTTGGTTTTGAATTTAACATACCTTGGATTAGTTTATTTTATATATAAAAGAAAACATATTTCCATGGGAGAATTAGTAGATAGAATAGGATTGAGAATGTTAGTAGATGGTGACGGATTAGCTGATAACTTCAAAAATAATTCATTGTATTTCTATGATAAGTATCAAAAGTCTGATGATATGGTTAGGTCAATAGACTTAAAAAGTATTTTACCTGGTAGTTTTTATCATTTTCATTATTTAGATGATTCTAATTGGATGAAATGGTCTCCGGTATTTATTACCAACTTTAAAAAAATAGGTAACCAAATAATATTATTTGGTGTTAATTTCAATTTTATTCCTTTGGAAGTTAGAGCTTTCTTATTTGATAATTTTATGATTGAAGAAGACTTTGAAAAAGATAGACCATTAAAGGTAGATTATGAAGGAATGTATTCTGAGTTAATTAAATATGGATTTGAATATGCTTTAGTTGAATACAATGCTTCTCAAATTAAACTAGTTCATAGAATAAGTATGTCGGTAGTTCCTAGATTTTTGATTGCTGGTCATCCAAAAAATAAATATGATCCAGGTAAGTTGTTTGATATTTGGAAAGTTAAAATAGCTGATAAAGATAAAAGAAATCAAGAGATTATGAAATCAACAATAGATGACTTTTATGACACTAAGGGTGAGATTAATGAGAAGTATGTAGTTTTGAAGAAACATATTCAAAGAATTCAAAACAATATGAAAAAATATGGAAATAGATAATAATATATACTCTTATAAAAATTATAATTTTAAATGAAACATTTAAGAAAATTTGAAGAACTTAATTACTCAACATATATGAGTGCTGCTGATAAGATGGCTAATTATGGTCAAACTAAAAAGGCAGAAGAAGTTAAATCACATGCTAAAAATATGGCTATGATGCTTATCAAAAATATGGACTTTGATATCTTAGTTGGTAGTGTTAAAGAGTTTCCATCTGCGAAATTTCTTAATGCTAGAATATTTAAATCCGGAACTGCTTGGACTCTTCAAGTTATGTTCGAATCTGCTGGTGGTTATACGCATAATGTAATTTCTAAAGTTACTGAAAGTGGTGAAATAACTTGGCAAGAAGGTAATAAATTTATGAATAGAAAGTCTGTAATTAAATTTGGTCAACTTATTGAACAACTTTGTCTTTTTCAACCAGATTTTGTTGGATTTCTAAAAGAGTATAGTTTAAATTCAGGAGATATTAAGTTAATACAAAGAACTTATTATTTGTAATCTATAAAAAAACCTGCATCTAGCGGGTTTTACTCTTTTTGGAGGGACTTTCAATTTTTAATATATAAACGAAATATATATTTTAAAATAAATGGCATCTTATAATCAATTTAACGCTGGGCAAGGTAACACGAACCTCACATATACTAATAGTGCTGTTGAGAACAAAGGACTTTTTAGTAGAATTTTAAGAGGTTTATCATCTTATGGTATGAACTATGATGATATGATTGTTAGAAACCAAGTTGGTATTGGTATTAATGAAGATCCATATGCGGCTAGAGGTAATTCAATGTATGACTTCTTCTCTCAAAGAGCCGTAGCTTCTGTATTAAATAGAAAATCAATTCCTTATTTAGATAAAGCATACGCAGACAAAAGAAGAATTCTAAGAGAGTATTCAATTAAAGATGAGATTAGAGATTTTGTTAGTTCACTAGCAGATGAAAGTATTGTTTATAATGATGAAAGAGATTTTTGTTCTCCTAAACCCTTATCAAATGATTATTCACAAGAGATTAAAGATAAGTACCAAGAATATTTTGAAAAGATTTATAATAAGTTTGGATTTGGAGACAGTATCACGGCTTGGAATATGATGAAAGATTTTCTTATTGATGGATATATTGCTTTAGAGATTATCTATGATGATAAAAAGAAAAATATCATTGGTTTTAATAGACTAAGACCTGATACTTTAGTTCCAGCATTTGAACCAAACATTGGTCACTTATGGATTCAGTTTCCTGAAGATCCTCAATTAAGAAGAATCTTTTTAGACTCTCAATTAGTTTATATTTCTTACTCTACTCAAAATGATTATTCAGAAACATCTTATGTAGAGGGTTTAATTAAACCTTATAACCAATTAAAGATTCTTGAACAAACAAGAGTAATGTT